GCTCACACACCAGCGCGGTGCTCTTTAGGAGTTCTAATCTAGAACTCTTATAACCAGCCCAAAGAGAGGCTAATAAATAGCCTTCTCGCTCATCCAAGTAGGTTAAACCTATGTCCATTACGTGGTAAACATGGTATCCTTCGACACCATGTCGAACACGTTCCGGTACAGCTTCATCGAAACTACCAACGAAGCCGCCATCACCCAATTCCTCAGGTATCATCAGCCGTAAAGCTTTTGGCACCAGAGAAAAAATCAGGTGATGTACACGATAAAACGCTGAATCACAGGCAAGATAACAACAACGCCTATGACTCATACGCCGTATTGCGTTTGCCAGTCTGTAAACAGATTGGATAGTGGACAATTTTTCTTTAAGATAAATGGGCTTCACGTCGATGCCAGAGTAATAATGAGCCCCACAGCTCTCTCGAAAAGGAGAATCGAAATGACTCTTCTTTGTGTTTACGAGAAAGCCGTAAAAGGACATTACCTCTGTAAGTTTAGCAAAGGACGAAACGGGAACGATAATATCATCCCCATAAACGCTCACCTGGTTTGTTTCCAGGTTTTCATACTCCGCGCAACAAAGACTAATTGCGTAAAATATGAGAGACTCGAGCTGAAAGGTGAAGCCGTTCCCCATACTGGAGAACTTCTCCCACTTCTTCACTGTAGTTCCTTGCTGGCCGAAATGGGACCGGCACAAATCCATCCACTCGAACCAGTCAGGGGGCAAGAGCTCCCGAACAACTTCGATGCTGATGGAATCACTAGCAGAACTCATGTCAACCGTCGCCAAAGTTGAGAATTTACTCCCAACTCTAGCTAACGACTGATTGCGGTCCTGCCGGCGTAGGTCAATCCCACACCGAACAAGCCGTCTCCTTATCATGTCACCAATAGAACTTTGGAAAAATAAATTCAATCCAGGTTCTATGGCTATGACACGGTCAGTCGACGAATCCTTCGGCACGGTGGTTACACGATTCCCAACCTGAAAGGTAGGATACCCAGACAGATTTAAACGATCACCCCAAAGCGGATACTCAGCCTTGAGCACATCGAGAGGTAAGCGTGAGAAAAGGTCGCGTGTTATCCCAGTTTCACACTGGAACTTATTGACTGAACTGGCATCACGGCGCTTCATCAGCGTCGTGGCACCAGGACCCCAGTCTGGCATGCAAAAGAACTCACCAAGATCAAAGTCTCCAAGGATTTTAGCAATTTTTCGCGTGATTGCGTGATGCAACCAAACGGCTGACCCGTTGTATAATGGGTCGGCAGCGAGATCCCTGAAACGATGGTTTGTACTCGCACAGAGAAGTTCAAATCGTTCGAACTTCTCAAGTGCTACTTTAGCCAAGTCGAGTTCCCGAGAAAACCCGGGATACTTTGACAAAAACTTTGTAGCAGCGTACGAATCGCGACAATGCACTACATCTCTGTAATGCAAGGGATTGAACTCGAGCCCCGACAATTGAGCAAACTCCTTATTCCTAAGGAGAATGCTTACTGTTAAGGCTCTCGGACAGTCCAGCGCTTGGAGAAACTCATGCATTACCTCGGACTCAACGCCAGAGGCTACGCGGTACTCTCTCAGTCCTTTAAGGAACTGAGAACCATACTTCTTAGAAGACATGGCACCCTCCGAGTTCAAAAAGGCGAACCGACTAGAAAGGCGGTTCGAGATTGATGACGGCCGCAGGAACCGGGCTATACGTAATCGCATCGCTCGGAGATTCGGCGGAATTTGTCATCACATCGACCAACATGGCAATGGCGCCATCGAGCAAAACACTCCGCTCGACCGACGTGCTACGCTGGGGAAGAATGAACTCCATGATGCAGGTACATTCGTACGCCTTCGTCGGGGCCGGCTGAATGCCGGTACTCGTTGAAGGCGCCGTGATGTCGAGCGTCGGGAGAGTGAGTTTTGCCGTCACTTTGTAGTTTGTGGAGCCCTTGGTAGGACCCCGCACTTGCAGAGTGAAAGCGGGATAACCGACGGGGATTTCTCCCTCTCGATCAACCCATCGCGCAACACCCGGTAGAATAAATCCATCGGGGCTGAACTCGCCGAGGCTCAGGGCGTTCTCGCTGACGACAGTCGCTTTTATAAAGCGCTCATAATCATTGAGATCCGCCGGGAGCACCGGATGTTGAATGACAGCGATAGCTGGCATAATTATTTCCTTAACAATTAAATTGTGGAAGGAGCATCTAGCGTTTACCACCAAAGACCTGCTGTACAAGCGCGACGGCGTTCAAGGCGTGAGTTACCGAAAACGGATTCTTAAACCTGGGCGGCCTGGCAGAAGGAAAGCTGTTAAGCTTCGTCCTGTCAAGCTTTACCCAAGTTCTTCGATACGCTCCGGCGTACTCATTTAAAATAAGCCCTGGACTACCGACGTTTATGTTAAGCTGGCCTGAGAAGTAAATGGCTCCGGTTACCCTCTCCTCAGTGTAGCGAGTAATGAAACCATCCAGAAAGGTTAATCCATGCCAAGCACTTAGTGTCTCAAGGTATGGACCAATCGGGAGGAACCAATCTGCCACAAAGGAAAAAGGAAGAATCTCCCAAGCTAGATTGAGAGGGTTTGTGAATCCAGTCTGCCCCAGAAAAGCCAAAAGCTTGTCCTCATAACGGTAACTAACGCCAATCTTTACCTGTGTCCTCGATTTAAACTTAGTTTCACCGAGGGCAGTAGGAGAGATGTCGTTAGTCGCGTGACTGAGAACAGACTCTGACTTCGCTGTAGCACTTGCGGACACCTTTTGTACGGAATAATCGGCAAGATTATATCTTGCTAACGCTTCCATGGATCCCTGGACGCTCTGAAGCAAAGGCTTCCAGCCGTACTGGAGGGCAAGCCAATTACTGGCTGCGTCTCCAGCAAAGCTGTTCGGCTCTTTGCCACGTTTGAATCTAGGGGTACCATTGCGCCATAACGTCTGGACGGCACCAAGAATGTTTCCACGCTTGATGTCCCGACCAGCTCCGGCGATCCTGCGAGCCGCATCAGAGATGAGGTTCACAGTCATGCCGACTTGCGCGAAGTCCTGGGCTAAGTTTGCACTCATCCCATTGGATCTATCGAGCAAACGCTTTAAGGCTTTATCGTACGCAGAATCGTTGTGAAACGGCTCTGCAGGTGCGAAACCCTGGCTTCGGTAACGGTCGAAGACCGTAATATCACTAGCCAAATCACCTTCGAGGTCAAAGCGCGTTTCGCGCCTATACTCGTTGTTGATACTCACGCGTCGGAGGTTAACAGAATGCGAATTATTCGGCAAACTGCCCCTCCGTTTTCTCCCGAATCCGGGGGTACGAGAACCACTCCAAGTGCGGACGTATGAGGCGTACGGTACAGTCTCAAGACTTTGAGACTCATCCGTCCAACTCACATACCCGCGCAGAAATGTATTCTCGCTTGCCTCAGGACTAGGGCGAAGGTTTGAACCAACCGTGAAGGGTCTTGATAGACGAGATCTTCTACGTCTATTCCGTGACCTTAAATTATTTAATAGGCCACGCATTGAGCTCTTAGGAAGAGGCCAACTAGCCCGATTACCAGAATTACTTCTGATCACCGGAGCCGGAAGGGTCATCGTGGAGCGAACTTGCACATCGTTACGAAAAACTCTAACGAGATGAACAACAACGTGCATCCTCTCGAGATCCAAAAGCAAAGGGACGAAGACGGTATCCCACCAGTGCTGAGTAAGCACCATGGGTGTACCGCCGAGGTCCCTGCCTCTTGAACTACGAAAGCGAAGCATGAAGTATTCACCCGGCGAAAGTTCTTCTGGACGAGCAAGACTACTGGCGATAGATATCAATGTCTTTTTGACAGCCGGATCTAAAGCCATGGTGGGATTCCTCTCACCACGTCCTTGACCAAACTCGTCACGCCATAGACCATGCCTGTCAGGAACCCAATAACCCAGCCAATGCCGAACAGTACAACGACCACAAGGATCGTAAGTACTATCAGGCGCCAGCTGAGGCGGTTTTCCGTTTGACACGTCGTGGAGACTCGATTATCTGAGTCAACAACCCCCGATTCACCAACTGCAGAATTGGATGCCGTGCGAAGAAGAGACCTCTTAGCGGCGGTCCAGAGGGAGTTGGCATATGCCAATCCCCGAAGGATCAGCGTCTTGAGGAACATCAATCGCATAAACATCCTTTCCATAAGTTGGTGGACC